TTTAGTTACTTTATTTTCAAACGTTGACTTAGGCAAATCTACAATATTCTGAATAGCAACATCTAATAAGTTCGCATCAATTCGTTCAGCAATTTTCTCTTCTGCCATCTCCATTGTAATGTAGAGTACGTTTTTCCCCTGGAGCAACACGGAGCTAGCAACATGGCACATGAATAAAGACTTGCCGACACCAGTATTATGAGAGGAAACTCCATTAGTATAATACCTATGATTTGGATGATTTACATTAATATCAACAATAGGTATTTGATTTCCTGTTTTAAATACACTACCAAGTTTATAACCACTCTCGGTTAAAAAATGCATTATTTTATATTTTTTATAAAGATGCGATGCACTCATCCACCCCAAAGATGTCTGAAATAAATGATCGGCATTACATCTTATAAGTTCATCAATGTCATTGATTCTCAAAACATATTCATCATACATTCCTTTGTTAATAAAGAAATTAACTGGAACATATCCATCAGGAGAATCAACTTCTATCTCATATCCATTATCAAGTAATGTTTTGATTTCAGCAATTGTTGTTTCTTTTTCAATCCACCAAGAAATCTTCCTAAATCTAATTTTAACTTTGGTTTCTGGATGAACACACCCAGCAAGCGCGATAGTAAGAGTTTTATTAGATATACCCCCGCTCGTAATCTTATTAAGGTATTCGAGATCAAATGAAACCTTCTCCTCCTTCCTGTGATAGTACTCATATCTTTCTTGATAGTTTTCTAAGTAGTCATGTCCAATGTTGTTGTCAAAAGAAACTGCCAGTGCATCAGAAAGAATAGAAGGAATCGCATCTCTACTCTTCTTCTCATCATTTCCATCTGCAATATTAATCGATTCCATCAGTGCAAGATAAATCGCACGATCACGACACCACTTTTCGGTAGTGTCTAATAACCATTCATTATCTACTGGAAGATCCGTAAACGAATTGCAGATATCTCTAGTTTCTTTAATCTCACTCTCGTTTAGATCTGTCCGATTCTCAACCTCAATATTTAGTGCTTCGATTGTAATGGCAGAACCATACTTCACAATGAATTGAGTAATCTCCTCAAAGATTACTTTTTCACCTCTTTGCTCAAAATATGTTGGTTCTATAAATGGAATGACTTTACGAGAATAATTTTCGTTGCATATTAAGTTTCTGAGAATTGTAGTCTCAATCCGTTCCATAAGAGAATTCTTTTTTCGCGGCAGCATCAAGTTGCTGCATTACTTCTTCTGTAAAATAAACTTCTGGGTCTTTCAGAATTGCCTTAGCATATACTTTTTTAGTCTCACCATTGACAGTCATCTCATAACGACCGGCAACGTTCTTCCACATTCCGGCAAGTTCACCTAACTCAAGTAAACCATAATACTTATCAAGACCCCGATGATCATAAAATAAACGAATAGTGACATCCTTGTTCTCTTTACTTAGACGTGACTTAGCAGTCTTTGCCTTGATAAGATTTCCAATGACTTCTGTTCCATCTTTTTCTTTCTTCTTGCTAAGATGAATAATGGTACTGGCAGCATACTTGAGTCCAGAATTGTGAGACACGACACCATTACCAAGAATGTAATGATGCTCTCCTTCAACTCTGATGTCATAAACATCCTCAGTCTTTATTTTCTTGATAGACTTTACAATTCGTTCCATGCCACCTCTTATACATTGGGTAAGTTATTTCTTTTTGGCAGTGTTCACAAACAACTCGTCTGTGTTTCTTCCCATAACGGGGAGAGTTTTCACCTGTTCTCTGAGATGCCATCTCAGAGAGGTACTTCTTAGTTTTATCTGAATGAGATTTTCCAAAAAATGGATTATTTTCACCAGACATTTTATCACTCATCATCTTTCTATGTTCTGGTGAAGAAACAATTTGTTTATGTTTCTCACGAACCTCAGGTTTGGACATTGGGTTAGAATATCCGAAATGACCCTTCCCATAAAATGGATTATTTGCACCAGAAGTGAGATGAGAGTGGTGTTCTCTTATTCTACCATAAGAATTGAGATTTTCACACCTAACTCCATTACTATTACTGGAGTTCATTCTATAAAAAGCATAACACATTTTCTGTTTTGATTTTCCCTCTAACATCTTCAAGAGAAGATGATGACAGACAAAATGTTCTCTTGGTGTTAAATATACTTTGTTCTCTGGGGTTTCTTCACCACCCAATGATTTAGGTATAATATGATGACATTCGATGATTTGAGGAGGTTCCCTAAGACTTGCCATATTAATAATACGGAAGTAACAATCTGTATATTTGTTAGATAAAAACAAGGTTATGGGCTTAACTATTATTATTTAGTCCAGAACCGACTTTTACATAGATTTGATGGAGTCAGATGGTAACAAATCTGTAACCATTTTCCATTCATAACCATCCCCAGTATCCACTAAAAACTTATGCTCACCAGAACACCTAATAATTTCTCCATCGTCTAATTCCAATTCATAAACATCCTTATCAGTAAAATGGAATGTATCAGTAACAGGAGAGAACCCAAACATAGTCCTTACTCTATCTCCGATTTGTAATTCGTTAATAGGAACCAGACCTGTCTCGGTATGAACTTCGGTACCACCAACTAAACAACCACCACCCATTTCTTTAGTAGGAACATAAGATCCGATAACGTCATAAGTGTGGTTGGTAACTATCATTGGAATATTAGCCTGCCCCAACTTGAGTGTCAACATTCTGAAGGCACCCTTAATTAGTTGTGATTTTGTCATGTCACGAACCTGCTTTTCATTGAGTGCATCAGTAATCTCTTTCTCAGTCGAAAGCATTCCTAAAGAGTCTAGCACAAACATGCAGGGTTTGCGGTCTTCCTCAGGTGATTTTTGATACATATCCACTGCCTTGAGTGCCTTACTACGGAACTCCTCAACAGTTACTACATTAACCACGGCAAGACGCTTAAGGTCAATTCCTCTGCTTTCTAAGAGTGACTTATTGACAGCTGCCTCAGTATCAAAATAAAGGCAATATGCATCGGGATTAGTATCCAAGAAGTTCTTGACCACTGCGAGTGAGAAAAAAGTCTTTCCAGTAGAACTTTCACCAGCAATTGCAGTGATTTTATTCCCAGAAACACCACCACGGATAGACCCAGATACAAGAGCATTAAAGATGAACGAACCAGTATCAACGTATGTTTCAGTTTCGTCAATGTCTGCTGCCAGTTTGGTAAAGTCATCTCCGATTTCTTTTACGATATTTTTTAAAAAATCCATTATACAAAAAATGATTCAAGGTTTACTTTTTTTTCTGTGCTCCACCCAATCGCATCAAGAATAGATTTGAGTGGGTCTAAAAAACTCTTTTCAAATTGTAATTCATAATCTATGTATTTGTCAAGACCGAGTTCATGTGGAAAATCTTGAATAAATGAAATGACATTCTCCTGAATAATATTTGGTTTCTTCAGATAAATGAACTTGATTTTCTCACCATTATTGATAAGAGAATACTTATTATCAAGTTTCTTCTCCTTAATATAATGATTGAATAGTAGTGCTCCACGACAATGAATGGGAGTACCTTTAGCATAAATGTAAGAATGAGATTTATACTTTACAACATCAGATACTGAACGAGGAAAAGCAATTTCTTCAGGAGGAAGTTGCTTGAACTTCTTACGAGACTCATCAATAAAGTTAATGACATCTTCTTCTGTACCACTCATCATCAACTTAAGTCCATCCTTAATCATCTGACGACAAGGTGCTGGAGTGGAAGACTTAACTGCCTCAATTCCCATCATCTTTAGTTTGGGTTCATTATACTGAACACCTTCACTATTCCATACATTGAGAATATAACGTTTCTTTGCAGTCCAAATGCCACGTTCTGCAATGTTCTCACGTTTCATAATCATCTTCTGTTCATATGCCTGAACGTAATCCGCAAGTTCCGTATAAGATTGTTCGATGAATGGTTCCAACTTGTCTTGGCAGATCTTATCAAGTAACTGAACAATCTTTGTTTTATCGTCAGACTTATTACTAAGAAATTTATCAACAAGAGGTCCCATATTAAGATAGATTGAGTCAGTGTCAGATGCGATGACATAATCGACTTCCTCAGTTTGTAAAATCTTATTTAGAAATCCATTCATCTTGTTCTCAATCCAACGAATGGAAACCTGACCTGAGAGAGTAATTGCCTCAGCATTCTCAATTTTAAAATATCTAAAATATTGATTTCCCACGCTTCCGTAAGCAGAATTTAATTGAATCTTGCGAGCCATCTGAATGTTGTTACATCGTGCAATCTCTTTCTCCAATGCTTTAGTCGGAGTTTTTTCATAATCTTGTTTTGCAATAAGCATCTTCTTCTTATAGATGGTGCGATCCTTGTAAATCTTCTCCATCAATTCGGGCAGCATACCTTTTACTCTACGATAGAGTGCTCCATTTGCTGTTATAGTAAGATTAAACTTTCTCAAAGGTTCCAAATCTAGATCTTGATTAAGAAGTTTATCTACATTAACTTTATTGGAAAGTTCTCTCACTCTCTTAAGTGCATCAAGTTCTTCTGCAATTTCCTCACGGGTCATTTTACGAACATCTTTCCACATATCATTGCTCATAGGATTTTATTATACTTTTTACGATTTTCAGTTGCTGTTAGTATTTGCAAATTATTTTCGTGATGTTTTCCTCCTTTGGAAATTGGAATGATGTGGTACACTTCGTGGGGAATACCAGTTTCTTCTGTCAATTTAACTGCCTCTTCATAAGAGGATATCCTACAGCATTTTTTCCAATTCCGCAATACGATTATTAAGTTGATGTTTTCCAATTAATGTTTCAGGGCTTATGCTGTATTGCATAATTAAATGTGGATAAAGAGAATTTAAATCAAAACTTACAACATAATCATACTTTCCCGGTACAGGTTCCTTGACATAGGCACCTGCATATTTTGCATCCTTGTCTGAACGTTCTTTGGGTGGAATTACAATGTTTTTCTTTTTGAGATAATTGTAAATGATCGCATCCCACATACGAACTTGATAAAACACATCACTATAATTCACCTTAGCATCATATGCCATAGTGATTGCAAGTTCAATCAATTTCATCTTGTCTTCCATACGGTCAACAAGTTCCACGTCAATGATATTATACTCTACAAATTTCTGCCACCCGTTAGTATAGAAATCTTTAAATGTATCAAACTCAGAGTGATCAAGTTTCTTTTGTCCAAGTTCTACACTTGCAATATAGTCCAACCGATAAGACTCTTGTGCCTTATAAGTGAACTTCTTATATAGATTTAGGTAATCAAGTTGCGCAATACCCCCAACATCATAAGAGATCTGTTTACGACCCATTACAATAGTCTCACGTTCAGTCACCAATCCCCAAGGTGAGAGTCGTTTCATCAACTTCTCACCAAGAATACGGTCAATACGCCTCACCAAATAAGGCATATCATATAGTTCACTATTCCATCCAGTCACAACTTCAGGAGTATTAGTCTCAATCATCCACCAGTTTATAAAGTCATTAAGTAACTCATATTCTGTTCTGAAACTTTTGTAGATAATATTCTCCTGCCTATTATCGAATGGTCCCTGACCCCAAGTGCGAATTTGTTTTGTAGTGTAATCCTGTACAGTAATAAGAAGAACTTCTTCTGCGGCAGACTCTACATCAGGGAATCCATTCTCAGATTTTACCTCAATATCAATCGTAGATATTTTGATTTTTGTAGTGTCGAATTTAACTTCTTCTTCAGGATACATCTCGGAAATATACTGACAGATGTATCGGTCATTACCATAGACCTTAAAGTTTTTTACACCATCATATTTCTTGATGAACTCTCTACAATCACGAACAGTTCCTGGATCTATTGATTCAACATAATCTCCCTCAAGAGTTTTATATTCTGTTTCTTTATTGGAAGGAACAAATAATGTAGGATAAAACTTTTCTCTTGTGGCAAAATGCCTCCCATTCTCATACCCACGTACAAGAAAGTGGTCACCGACCATTTGAACGTTGGTGTAAAATCGATGAGACATAAATAATCAGTTAATTAATTCCAAGTAGTTTTTAAGCAAGACTGAATTTGGTTCAAAAGTTGTAAGAATCTTATCAGAAGAAATCGCAAACCATTCTTCATCAGTCAAATCAATAAACCATGGTGATAAAGTCATATCGGAAACATTTAACAAAAATGGTTTTGTTACTTTTACATCAGGATCTCCCAATACAGAAGATACTCTTTCAACTTGACTGATCAATATCTTGTTGTTCGTCAGTACTATTATGTTAATCATCTTGTCCATTAATCATTTCCTCGTAAAGGTTTTCAATTTCTTTTACTGGTGTTACTATAGAAAATACCCAATCAGGTGCAACAATAATTTCCAAGTCTGATGTAATAGGAATCCATGGTATAAAATTTACACTGACATCTTTACCATCTTGTTGCTCTTTTCTATTGAGTTTTCTATTTTTTTCACCCTCTAAAAGAAGAACTTCTTCATCATCATTATGAGAAATATCGACGATATATGGATTTTTGAGCATGTATCCATGAATTTTTTCTTTAGATTCTTTAGAAATTAATTCTTTGATATCAGAAATAACTGATTCTCCTGATTTTAATAGTGCAATTTTAATTGACATTTTTAGTTTACCTCTCCGATTATTATAGCATAAAAAAGGAGGGGTTACAACTGGATTTTGCCAGTTTCCCCTCCGTCTGCGACGATATTTGGTGTTTACCCAAAAGTATTTAGAACCAGACTTTCTTCTGATGATGTTCGGGCACAATTCTTCCCAGAACAATACTTAACAACCCATCCTCAAATTCAACTGATCTAACTTCCGTGTCCTCTGCCAGTGTCCAAGATCTGGTGAAAGATCGTTGAGCCATTCCTCTGTGGACATAAGTGGTTTCTGATTCGGTATCCTCTTTCTGTCCTTCGACAAAGAGTTTTCCGTCTTGTGTGTAGACATTTACTTCTGCTTTTCTAAATCCTGCAAGTGCAAGTTCCAGTCTTGATTCTACTGAGCTGACCGTGACTAGATTAAATGGTGGATAATTCTTCGTTGTTTCGTGGAGATTAAACAACCTATCGAAGTATTCATCCATTCCTATGCTATTCCTATTTATACGCTCCATCAACGAAGGTAGGTCCGCAGCAGTATACCGTGCAAGGTTTCCCATGATTCTTAGCTCCTTTAAAAGCGAGTTTGTGTTTTGTGGACCCCGAAGGCATCCACCATTATTTATATTATAACATAAAAAAATGGGGTAGTGAACCCCGTAGATTTTTATTCGGTTATACTGTACTGAAAAATTTATATAAAGTTCCATCACCTTTCCAATTTTCAATCTCTTTATTCACATTAACCGTAAATTTACTACCGTCACATGGACACTCAACCTCTACTTCCAAATTAATTGGAATAATATTATCTTCAATCCCAGTAAAATCATGAAGATATTGATATCCATCTTTAGCACTATTTACATAATCCTGTTGAAAATGAATAAGAGATTCTTCCCAAGTCCTCTTTGCCTTTCCATTAGTTGGATGCCAAATATCAAAGACATTTGCTATCTTGATAACCTCAACAACTGTTTCAACATCAACATTATAATCTCCTGGATAATACTTTAAATAATTATCAAGATTATTCATATATTTTTTTCGAATTATATTACCAGTTCCTGGATTAAGACGAACCATCCTTCCAAAAATTTGAATAGGAATCTGAGTTTTAACTTCTTTAGGATCTCTAATCCTACAAATAACTCCAGCAGTTAAATTATGAACATTAATTCCAGAACGACCTCTGTTAATTACTAATAAAAATCTAAGAGGATTGCACTCATCGTGCAACATATTCATTAATTTTTTATTATCCACTTTTTCAGCAGCATGTCCGTCAAGAGTCCAAATAGTATTTCCACCACTACTATCTTCCACCATAGTAGCAATCATTTTTGATGAAGGGTCAAAGTCACAATCTACTATTAAATACTCAGATATTGTTTTTCTTACCTCATCAATAGAACATCCCCATACACCTCTTTGATCCCCACACACATAAAAAGCAGTTAACTTTGTATTAATATTTGCATCTTTATCTGACCTATGATAGTTACTAGAAAGTTGCTCTTCTCTTTCTACTGTAAAATATTTTAAATTAATTAATTTTTGCTCCCTTTCAAACAAGAGATCAATACTTTGATGAATAGCAGGTTCAACAGATGACTGACCCTGATATTTTGTAAAAGAATATGGGTGTGCTTTGTTTATCCATGCCTGAGAAGGGAGGATGACTTTTTTATCTGCAAGTTCACTACAAATTCTAAATTGATCACTAAGTGATAAATGTCCTTTATGATGTTCAGTTGGAGTTGCTGTAAAACCTATAACTCTAGGATTTACATCTCTCCATTTGGCTATTCTCTGCCAAGTTTCAGCAGTATATTCAGAAGAATATCCAAAATTTATAACATAAGACCCTCTTCCAGGGTCAGCAGCTCCAATAAACTGATGAGCTTCTTCGATTACTAATACAGAATAAGGAGCATATTTTAATATTCTTTCAAAATTTACAGTAAAATATGTATGAGTACATGAAATACAAAGAACTGTATTTGGCATTTTCCCAAAAGCATCAAGAATACTTGTGCTTGGGGGATCAGTTATAAAACTAAAATTTGTTGAGGTATCATTAGATAACTGATCAACATTTTCGAAAGTCCCATCTAATGCAACTTCTTTTGTTGGGGACAATCGAATAATATATTTCATATCTGGAAATACCTTCTTAAGATTCAGAGGCATTTCCATATCTTGATAGTGGGATTTACCACCACTCGTCTGAAGTTGGTAGACTTTTACTTTAGGTTCTAAAAAAATTGCACTACCAATAGACTCCTCAAAGTTTGATGCAAATTTAGCATAAGCATCATTAGGGCGCATTTCTCTCGCCATGGTTATTACCTCTTAGTGATCGTTAACTGTCTTATCGACTGGTTAGTTGTTACGGGAACCTATCCCACCTTTGACTTTCATCGCAGGTATCCACTACTCAACTGATGTAGTAGACAAATCTATTTATATATTAAAGCATAAAAAAAGGGGGGCGTCAAGCCCTCTCAAAATCTTATTCGGTTTCTTCTGTCCTTTTCTTCTTCGACCCAATATTATACTTAGTCTCAAGGATCCAGTCTTGTTTATCTCTAAATGCAAGAACCTTAATCTGATTTAGTGGAGCAATATCTTGTATTTTATCAGCACTAACGATGCTAATAAGACCCCAGTCGGCAAGTAGTTGTGCAATACGATTACGTCTCTGAACATCATTCAATGTCAGATTTGCATGTTTACCATCAAGGGCAAATAGTTCTTTAAAACTTACAAGATAATATCTACCTTTCTTATGAAGAATATGGCAAGATTGATATAATTTTTTCTCCTTTCTTGATGCGACTCCGATACGAGTTAAAGTTTCACGAACCTTTAAAAAATCATCAGGTTCATTCAACAAAACTTCAATCATCATATCTGGAGACCATTTCACAATTGGTTCATTTACACCTGACATAATTTTCCTCAAAATTATTTACATATCTTTTATTTAGGTTTTTAGACCATTCAAGCATTTGGAGATTATCTATAGAAGAACAAACTTCTTCAGATATATTATTATCATAACAAAATCTTACTGATAATTTATGATCTATTTGATAACCACCTTCAACTCCACATAATGTTCTTGGATAATTATTTGGATTAATTATGTTTTGATATTTAACATAATTTTTTTCAGTCAATCTTCTTACTTTATTACAATATTTTTTATAATGTGTAGTATTGTTTTGTCTACCTAAATTATAATAATTCAAAAGTCTACAAACATTACTCACAGAACATTTTAATAAATTTGCGATTTGTTTATTTGTTTTTTTAGAATTAATTAGATTAAGCAATTCTTCTTTTGTAACGGAATCAATTACTTTCCTATTATTTCCACCGCCTTGTGGTCTTTTTTGTATTTCTAGAGCATCAAACCATTTTCTAACTCTAGTTTTGGTGGTTTGATAAACTTCGGCAATTTCTTGTAGTGTATGAGTTTCATATAACTCTACTAGGTCTTGTTTTAATGGAAGTTTCCCATATTTTATTTTTTGCCGATTTAGTTTCATATTTAAAATAGTTCCTTATATTATTTATAAAAAAACTATTTTAAAGAATCATTTTTTTCCTCCAGTATCAAATTTTGATTTAATAAAATTAAGTTGTTCTTTTGTTAGAATTTTCAAAGCCTGTTTTGCCTTCTCATTACTATAACCATAATAACTTTTGACATAATCTAGATCTTTGATCTTATCTTGTCGGAGCCAGGGAGAAAATCTCTTCTTTTTCCTCACAATACTTATAAAGAAATCATATTGTAACTTCTTAGGGAGGAAATTATACTTATTCATTTCATTCGTAAACATCAAAGTATCGAGATGTCCAGAGAAACAACGATTGATAATATAAGGAGGATATTCTTTTTCGAGTGAAGGGTCTTCATCAATCAAATGCTTCTTGGTTTGATTGATGGAATTAAGCCAGTCTTTTAGTTCCATTATCTAATAATTTCAATTTGCGAGTCAAATTTCCAGAGTTCTAATTCAGTTCTTAACTTTCCTTCATTTTTTAATTTTTCATAACGTTTAGATGCTTTCCTTTTCCACCATTCAATAACATCTTCAGGTTCATAACCAAACTTAGAAATATAAAAACGTTTCTTTTCTGTCAATTTTTTTGCATTATCAATACAAAGATTAAACGCATCTAATTTAGGATGTTCTTTAAGAGAATTTCTAATAATCGAAATCATCTTGGTCTGAATCTTCAATTTCTTTGAAGACTTATCTGCAGATATTAAACGCTCGCCATTATTTGCATTATCATTAAACCACCAAAACATTTTTCTAAAATACTCATCATGAAATAATGGAAGAAAATTACTTTCAGTATCTCCAACATGTCTAAGAAAAGGTTTAAGACCATCATACATTGAAACTCCTTTTGTAGTTCCATACAAAGAAGTTGTTTCAAAATACTTCAAATCAGTATCATACTTTTTATCAAACTGCCTTTTAAGTTCATTAGACGATGCAAGAAGAGCAAGTAATTTACCTCCCAAATAGTTAAACCCAAATGGTTGGACTGGAACAATATTAAATCCCATAACAAATTCTTGATTAATTTTAGATAGAGAAATCACTTCATTGAAATAATTATTCCTTGGTTTTGAATTTATAGTAGGAGATCCAAATCTAATGACACCAACAACTTTATTAGTTGTATTTTCAACTACAATCCATTTCAAAGTTCTTCCTGGAATTGCTTCTTCAATTGGATTTGAAGCAGTATCATGAAGTATTTCAGAATACAATTCTTGATTATATTTGGTAGTAGGTTTTGAACTGGTATCCACAACATGAATACTAAAATTCATATCATTTGGATGAATATGAAAATCTGAAAAGATATCATCTTCAGGACCAAATAACTTAGAAGATGATTTACTAATTCTACTTTCCTTTACAAACCTAAGGTAATCATCAATACGATTAAATTTAGAATAGTATTCTATAAATTGATCTGCTGCCCATATTGCTTTTTCTTTAGATAGTTTAGGAGTAATCATAATCACGAGGATGATATTTCAAATATTCCCAGAAGGTCAATTTCATTTCTTTCTGGGTCATACCACAATGTTTTGCGGCAGTAGGTAAATTCATTGTAGCACGAAAAAGTGCTTCATTTGCTTCATTTACATTCTGGGGAGTAGTTTTAACTTTCTCCTCCACCATTTTGCTTTTATCAATTTTTAGTAGTCCCATCAGAAGGTATTAGCAGTATCTAAAAGTTTTGTAAGGTAATTTTGAAAACTCAGTGTGCTTTCTGCCATTGTTCGATATCCAGTTCCGACATATAATTGCCCCAATAAAACTGATGCTGTAGCAGTTCCCCAAAAGATATAGTAGAACTTGGACTTAACCTGACACTTTTTCGTTTGTTTCATCGTAAGTAATAATAATTTTTTTAGTGATTTTACCATTGTTATCGTAAGTAGAGGCATACTCTAACTTACCATTTAAAAGTGAAACTACATTATCTAGTTGATATTGTGTTATATACCTTTTAAATCCATCATCCATCCAACTCTTATTTGATCCTGGTTCATTAAATCCTTCCATTCTCAAACTCCTTTGCTAAACGTTCTGATTGTTTTTTATCAATACCACAAGGTGCATTTCTTAAACAAATTATAATACACTCAGTATCACTGATTGTGGGTTTGATTGTAAATCCCCACTTATCAAGTTTACCTTCGGTGGGTGCTTCGCATGGGTCGAATTCATGTGGCATTATTCAATACCTTTAGGGAAAGTGTCAATCTCAATCAATTCATAATCCCAGTCCTCCATAACTGTATTAGCAAGGAATCTATCTGATAGCATTTCAAGTTCCTTCTCAGCATACTCTCTACTCTCTGCTTCCAACCAAATATCAATCACCTTACCAAGTCTAAGTTTCTTGATATTCAACTCAGACAATCGCTTACAGGCATCTCTCACGGCATTACCAGGAGAGTCATCAACCTGTGATCGTAGACGAATGAATACTAGTGCTTTAAATTTTTTCATACCATATCTTGTAAATTATTGATTACCATAGGAAGTAAACGATGTTCTGCTCTTTGAACTCTATGATGTAAGGTCTCTTCTGTATCTCCTACACAAATAGGAACAGAAGAAGAATCAATACATCCCCCAGAATCTAACTCTTCAGTCACATAATGAACTGTGCATCCAGTGATTTTATCACCACTGTCTAATGCCTGCTTAACAGCATTAAGACCTTTATACTTTGGAAGTAATGATGGATGAATATTAATTATCTTATTCGGAAAGGCATTGATCAATCCCGGTGTAACAATCCTCATCCAACCTGCAAGAACTACTAAATCAACTTTGTGCCTATTAAGTTTATCAATGATTTTTTGTTCATCAATACTCTTAATACGACAGTTAGGAATACCCAATCGTTGAGCCCTTTCTTGAGCACCACATCCTTTAATATTGTAGATCATAACTACAACTTCATGGTCTGGACAATTCTCAACGATGTTCTCAAAGTTAGTTCCGTTTCCAGAACACATGACTCCAATTCTCATTTAAGTCACAGTACCAGTTTTTTAGAGTTTGGAGTAATCAACTTACTACCAAACATTTCATTATACTTCTTACAGACATCTTCCTGAACCTCTGCGACATATACAACATGAGTTTTGGAAATCGTAATCTCCGGTTTGTCCTTACTAATCACAGTTGCCCATGGAGCAAATCCAACGCCATTATTAGTCGGAAGAACTACAAGACCATTTTGGACTGTAATAGAAGCAGCATTCTCATCTATGAGTTCTGCGATAACTTCTTCACCAGTCACAATTCGTAGCAGTTTTACATCAATCATTTTAATCTACCTCAACTAAACTGACATTCTACCATTATTTCAGTAAGACAGGCAAGCATATTTATCTCCTGGTCCGCCACAAATGCCATTTGATACTGATACTTAGCAAGGACAAGCACAGCAGCAGGAATACTATTCGGAACCAAGGAATCATAACAAGCATCGTAAATACGACGCAGTAGGACAGTAGTATCATTGTCCAGGTTATTGACAACCCATTTACGTACTTCGGGAAAATTCTTCTCTTTAAGGTTTTTAACCAGTTCATTGACTGCTACATCCGAAAAAGTTGCAAGAATACCAGAATCGATTTTTCCACTCACAGAGTATCGTTGAAGAGTATTAAGAAGTTGCCTTGTATCTGGAAAATAGTTTTTGATAAGTTCTGCTACAACTTTTTTATCATACTCAATAT